TTGTTGACAATTGAAATTAAATCAAATATAATAAGATATGGAAAATTTTAGAACACATATAACAGAACAAAAAAATACTCATATGACTCACATCGAAGATAAGGTTATCTACGGTGGTGTCAAAGGTACACGTCAAGCCATACTTGCTTTGCGAGAGCTTCGTGATATGTTAAGAGGAGTACATGATGGTAATGTCTCTGTTAAGTGGGATGGTGCTCCTGCTATTTTTGCTGGCACTGATCCTCGTGATGGTAAATTCTTTGTCGCCAAAAAAGGAATCTTTAATAAGAATCCTAAAGTCTATAAGTCTAGTGCTGACGTGGATGCTGATACTTCTGGTGATCTGGCTGCTAAGCTTAAACTCGCACTAAAGCATTTACCTGCTTTAGGCATTAAAGGCGTTGTACAAGGCGACTTTTTATTTGGTCCTGGTGATATTAAGACTAAGAAAATAAAGGGATCGTCGTATGTTACATTTCATCCAAACACTATCGTATATGCGTTGCCTAGCGAGTCGGCTGGAGCTAAGGCTGTTAAGTCAGCAAAGATTGGAATTGTGTGGCACACTACCTACACGGGTAACTCCTTCGAAACTATGCGAGCTTCATATGGAGTTGACGTATCCAAATTTAACACAACCAGAGCTGTGTGGTCGCAAGATGCAATGCTCCGGGATCTAAGCAAAGTTACTATGAGTAAAAAGGACACAGAGTATGTTAATGAACTTCTTTCAGAAGCTGGGTTTCTCTTCAACAAAATCGCTGGATCGACTCTTAGGCAGCTCGAGAATGAGGAAGAGCTACCGCGCCTCATTGAGCAATTCTATAATAAACATGTCAGAAAAGGAACGCTTATCGGAGATTCAGAACGACATGTATCCAAGCTCATTCGTTGGATTAGATTACGTTACGCAAAAGAGATTGCCAAGCGTAAAACAGAAAAAGGAAAATCTGGACAAAGAACTAAACTAGATAATATATTATCTTTCTTTTCAGAAGAAAATAAAAAATCTTTGAAATATATGTTTGACCTTCAAAAAACTATTGTACTTGCAAAACTTAAACTTATAAATACACTTAATAAACTAGGTAATGTAGATACATTTGTGAAAACAAGCCGAGGTTACAAAGTAACCGGAGCAGAAGGTTATGTAGCAATTGATAAACTTGGTGGTGATGCGGTGAAGATTGTTGATCGTATGGAGTTTTCATACAACAACTTTTCACCAGATATATTAAAAGGATGGGATAAGCCAACGAGGAATTAAATGGCCAAAGCAGATTTTAAAACGTTTCTGAACGTAGACTATACACAAACGGGTGATCCACAGCTGGCATATAATGCTAAGAAAAGAAAAATGGACACACCTACTGGCAATACAGGTGAATCTGTAGAACCTGCAGACGAAGCTCTTTCTATGACTCAACGCAGAGCGCGTTCACGTCAGATGAAAAAGTATCAGGCTCGTCTAAAGGTTGGTCGTAAAAAAGCCTCTATGAAAGTTGCTGATGCAAAAAGATTAGCCAAGAGAGCACAGCGTACAGCACGTCTTGCATTGGCCAAAAAGATTACTAAAGGTATTCCTAAATCTGAACTTACTCCCGCCCGTAAACAAGAGATTGAGAAGAAGCTTGATAAGATGAAGCCTCGTATTAATCGATTGGCCAAGAAGATGCTACCAAAGATTAGACAAGCAGAATTAGGCAAACGGCGCGGATAAAATATGATTAACAGATTTAGTCAGTTTCTCGTTGAGGAGGAAAAAACCGTTTTCTTCGGCTTCGGTCGAATGAACCCTCCTACTATTGGTCATGGAAAGTTACTAGACGTATTATCTCAAAAGTCTGGGCGTAATCCATATAGAATGTTCTTATCACAATCACAGGATAAGAACAAAAATCCCCTTGTATATAAAGACAAAGTAAAACATGCTAGGAAAATGTTTCCTAAGCATGCTCGTTCTATTATGCTTAATAATAAAGTAAGAACTGCTTTAGATGCTTTAGTAATTTTATATAATGAAGGTTTTGTAAACGTTGTGATGGTTGTTGGATCTGATCGTATTAATGAGTTTAATGTATTGTTAAACAAATATAACGGCAAAGATTCACGTCATGGTTTTTACAATTTTAAATCAATCAAAATAATTTCTGCTGGTGAAAGAGATCCCGATTCAGAAGGTACAGAGGGTGCATCTGCTACTAAACAAAGACAATATGCTAAGGATAATAACTTTACATCCTTTGCACAAGGTCTACCAGCTGCTATGACTAATCCTGATGCTAAGAAATTATTTAATGCTGTGCGTAAGGGAATGGGTCTTAAAGAAGCAAAAGAATTTAAAAATCACATTCAACTAGAACCAGTTTCAGACATCCGTGAATCATATCTTAGAGATAATATCTTTAAGGAAGGTGAACAAGTTGTAATGACTAAACATGGTATTGTAGGTAATATTAAATACCTTGGCACAAACTATTTGATTGTTGAATCAAAAGGTGAGACTTGGAGATGTTGGTTAGATGATGTATCTAAAGTTGATCCTAATGATATTCCCCCAGGACATATAGAAGCTGATTATGGTGCTGATCCTGAACAAGGACCATATAGAAATTTATCGGAAGCAAATCAACCTGAGTGGGGTACACCAGAGTCTACCGCAAAAGCAAAGAAAATGACTCCTGGCCAATTAAAGAAAAGAGAGAAGATTGCAAAGGATCTTCCAGATGCTGATTTTAAAAAACGTTATGGTAAAGACTGGATGTCAGTCAAGATGGCAACAGCTACAAAAATGGCCAAGAACGAAGGCACTGCACAAGACAAAGACATAGGTGATCGCAAAGGTACACAACCCGCTCGTTACCATAAGGGTCTTTCTAAAGCAACCAAAATCGCTAGAGATAGACATTTCAAAAAAGGTTCAAAGATGGATGATAATGATCCGAGAGCCTATAGGCAAGCTCCTGGTGATAAAACTGCAAAGACTAAACCATCTAAATATACTAAATTCGTTAATAAAATGATGAATCGTGAACATAATTATGCAAGTCCTGAAGATCGTATTGATGCTCATAAAAAACTTAAATCAAAACATGCAGCTGATGGTAACACTAGACTAGCCAAGATGTATGACGCAAAAATAAAAAGAGACCAGAAATGATTGGATTAAAACAATTTCTAGAAGAAGGTGCGATGGCAGACAAAGCTAAAGCTTCTGGTATATCTGTTGGTACATTACGCAAAGTATACAACAGGGGTGTCGCCGCTTGGCGTACTGGTCATCGTCCGGGAACAACTCCTCAACAATGGGGCCATGCAAGAGTAAATGCATTTATTGCTAAAAAGAAAAAGGGCACCCTTAACCATGATAAGGATCTAGCATAATGAAAGATTTTAAAAACATAAGAGAAGATGCAAGAGACCCCAGAAGTATGTCATCACAAACACTTTCACGATATGCTAGCACTCCTGGTCATCCAATGTCATCAGTTGCAAAGGACGAACTTGCTCGTCGTAAAACTCAAGAAGACACCAAAGAAGGTGCTATGAAGCGTATTGCGACAACCCAATCTAATAAAGCAGATCGTATGGCTTCTACTGACAAGAAAGGTCTTGAGACATTTAAGAAAAAGGTTGATGAGATTTCAGTTAAAAAGATTTCTGATTATATTCCCAAGGCTGCCAGACAGGCCGGTACAACAGGTGTTGATGTTAAAACAAAAGATAAACGTATTGCTGGTATTTCAAGAGCGGATGATAAAGTTCGTAAGACATATGGATATGGTAATCAATCTAAAGTTGCTGCGACTGAAGATGTAAATGAAATGGGTCCACGACATACATCTTCTCCAATGAAAGACAAATTTGGTGGAGCAGTAGATTCTAAGAAGTTTGGTACATATAAAGCTCATATGAAAAAACATAATTTAGATGAACCAACTGTACGCATGATTCATAAGAATCCTGATGAGGCAGAATCGAAGCGTATGATGAAAAATCCAAAGTATGCTCAGGCTGTTTCTCTGTATAAAGATGCTCAAAGAAAAGAATCAGTAGACCTTACTAAGATTCGTACTATGTTAGATAAGGAATAGAAGATATGAAAAGTTTAGTTACCTATTCAGTTGAAATGGACGAACAAGAGGTCAAAGAAGCCGTAGACTTTATGGCCGAAAAAGATATTGTGTTTACAGAGAATGTCTTTAGACCAGGTTCAGAAAAGTATTTTCTTTTCTTTAATGAAGCAAGACGCCTAATGGATATGGATATGCTTCAGGTAGAAGGTGTCAATAAAGAGATTCTGGAAACAGACATTGGTAAATTTGATATGTATGAAAATGTGAGAGTACCACTTGATTGTCCAATGCCCTATCTAGGTGAAGAGAATCTTGGTGAAGAAGAGAAAAAAGAAATTGGTAAAGTAAAACGTGGTGGTTCTAAGAAGTTCTATGTTTATGTAAAAAATGGAGATTCAGTAAAGAAGATTTCCTTTGGTGATAAAGGTGGAGCTGCAGATGGATCTACTCTTAAAACAAAAATTAATGATCCAGAAGCTCGTAAATCATTTGCTGCCAGACACCAATGTTCAACACAAACGGATAGAACATCTGCTGCCTACTGGTCTTGCAGACTGCCAAGATATGCTAAGTCTTTGGGCATGCAGGTCAACAATCCAGGAGCGTTCTGGTGACAATTGGTAAACCATATGTTGATATGGTATTAGGAAATAAAAAGATAAGAACCTTTGATATGAATGCCGATCAAGAAGAATATGAATGGCATCGTGATAAAACAGATAGGAATATTAAAGTATTAGAGGGTGACAATTGGCTACTACAGTTTGATAATAAAATGCCAATGCCCCTAAAGGTTGATGATGAAGTGTTTATACCCCATGGAGTATTTCATAGAGTATATAAAGGCACCACACCCTTAAAAATAGAGATAAGAGAATAAAATGGATACAGATACACGTTTAAATCGTATAGAGGAAAAGCTTGATAAGCTTAGTGATGTAATAGTATCTATTGCTCGCTTTGAAGAGAAGATGGATGCTTATAATGAGTATCGTGATAGATCATGGGAACGTATGAACAAGTTTTCTGAAAAACTTGATGGCATCGAACATAAGGTAGATGATAATTGTCGAACAGTTCATACCATAAATAAATTATTCTGGATAGCTTTAGTTGCTATAGCAGGATCAATCGCAGCTCAACTTTGGATGTAAGGAGAACAATCATGAGCGAATGGATCAAAAGGTTGGCTGAGAGATTTGCTGAAGTCAACGAATCAAAATTTTTAATTCCGGAAGAAATTCCAACAGCAGAACGTACTGCGTTTATGGGTGCTGCAGCAGCTGCTCATAAAGCCGGACAAACACATTTTAACTTTGGTGGTAAGAAACATAAAGTTACTATGAAATCAGATACAGCAAGAGCAATTGCTGATGAAAAAGAACCTACTAAAGAAGCAGTAGACCTAGATAAGGATAATGCTGATAAGGCTATTCGTCATGATTGTGCTACACATGTTAAGAGTGAATCATGGGGATATGGTGAATGCATTAGTGGTCAACACACTATTGTAGAAACCACTGACGGTGAAGGTTATGTTACACATTATGACGTAATGTTTGAACATGGCATCGAACGTAATGTACCAGTAGAAGATTTAGAAATTCTACAAGAGATGTCACATTCACATTCTAAAAAGAAAAAAGAGAACGTAGAAGTTGAAATGAATCCTAAAAAAGAAAAGAAAAAGGATGATAAAACATCTTCTGAAACCGATATGGCAGCCGAAGCAAAGGTTGATGAAATTTCTGTTGGTAAACTCCAACGCTATTCAAAGGCTGCGGCTAAAGACGCGGATCAAAAACGTAACAAAGTCAAGGCCGCATTAGACCAGCCTGCAAGTGTTAAGCACGCAAAAGCAGGATTGAAAGCTATGCAAGGTCTAACTAAAAGATCTAAAGGTTCTGATATGTATGTTGACAAGATGACTGGGCGTTCTAAAGTTAAACCAACAGCAGAAGAAACGGAAGCTGAGGTATGGCCAATCTATAAACGCATTCAAGAAAAGGCTGATGCGGATCGTGCAAAGCATTATAAAGGTGCTGCCAAGCCCGAGGATTGGGATGAAAAGGAAAAAAATAACAAAGGCGCCATGGATATGAAAAAAGACATGAAAGCCGATGCTCCTGATGAATCTCCATACAAAGAAAAGGATGGTCATGATGATGCGTCTAAAGCAGGCCGTGTAGGACCTAATGCAAAGACAAGATCAGGTGATAATAAACAAGGTGACAAAAAAGTTATTAATCCTGTAGCAGGTGTCGTAACCAAAGAAAAATAGGAGAAGATTATGGCTATAAAACCACCCGGATGGTGTACAAACGCAGTACCAGGTAAAAATGGATGGACTGATCCAGTATCAGGTGAAGTGTATGTATCTGCAAGATTTACACAGGCAGAAATTGATGAGTATAATGGTGTTCAGATTGATCAAGCTATTCATGATGATATTCAGAATGGAAAGATTGAGGCTGCCATGGCAAATTCTGATTATGCTGAACCCGTTATTGTAGACGAAGATGATGTAATTCAAGATCTTAACGAAGATGGTGTTATTGATGATTTAGAATCAATGACCAAAAAAGAACTAGAAGATCTTGGCAGAGAGCATGGTGTTGAACTTGATCGTCGTAAAAACAAAAAGAGTTTAGTTTCTACTATGAGAAATCTTTTGTCTAAATAAAGTAAACACTTTATTTGGATGTGACATGAAACTCTTTGAAACTTTAGACGATAAAAATATTTTGATCTTCGCTGCTAAGCATTATTACAAACCAAATGTAATTGATGCAGAAGAATTTTATGATGACCTTAAACGGTTTATGTATATTAAAAGATTATTTAATAGGTATTCTAAATCGGGAGAGATATCCGAAAGACTTATTTTAAATCATCTTATTGTGATATTTAATGTATTTGGTATTCAGCCCAGTCTACAAATGCTTGAATACCATATTGAAGAAAAATATTGGACATCACTTAAACCGTTTTTGGTCTTTTTAAAATATATTAAAAATGATGAGTATACAAACATACCATTAGATCAACACGTGGTAGATAAGTTAAGGAAAATCTAAACTATGGGCATTATTAAAAGAGCCGGTGATTTAGTATATACATTTAGATTTTTGCGTCTTCTTACTACTAGGTTTGAAGATACCAAAGCTTATGAATTGGGTATTATTGATGCTGATGGAAAAAGACTAAAGTCATATAATATGGATAGTATGCAATCTCGTGATGATTATAAAAACTACTATACACCTTTTCATAGACTTGTTTTTAATATTAAAAAGATTATGGCAAAGGCACCTGGTGGTGGAAGTAGAATTGCAAGTTATGCCGCAGCTCTTTATCTACTTAAAGAAAAGTTTTCTATTTCGGATAAAGCAATCAAAGACGCGCTACAAGAACACGATATTGATCCATTAGACTTTATGGCTGAATCAACACAATGGTTTGTATTAGATGATAAAAGATTATCTCCAGGTGTTTATAAAATTGGATCTGATAAACTAATTAATAACACTCTTGATGAATTAGCACATCAAAAAGACAATGTAAAAGTTGATGATAATTGTTATCCTGTTGGTGAGATATTTGGCTTAGACATTTATGAAGCCACACATATCAAGACAAGACAAAAGGTATATATTACTATAGGGGAATTATCAAGATGAAAGTACGTTGGAAAAAAGGAAAATATCCAGGGGAAATCGAGGCTACTATTGGTGGCAAAAAATATAAAATTGAAAAAGCCCTAGACCATAATGATCGCCACAAAGGCGAATGGAAAGTAATGGTATGGGATAAACGAGATTGGGAATGGGAAACCACTGAGTATGGTAAAGCAGCCGCTAAGTCTTGGATTTATAACAAACATGGCATGAAAGAAGAAGCCATGACAACCGCAGATGCAGGTATTCCGGCTGATACTAAGGATATGGGTCCTAGATTAAAAATGGTGAATATGACTGACCGCAGACGAAGAAAGGATAAACTTCCTGTTCTGTTAAAAAGGTTCCGGAAGTATATGGAAGATAATGGCTAAAATATATTTATTTTTTATCATTGTTTCTTTATTGGGTGGTGTAGGATATGGTGGCTATAGTTACTATCTTTGGTCACAAGAAACTATTGGCACTCTTAGAGAAAATAATGTAAAATTAAAAACAGCGGCTGAGACTCTACAAAACACTGTTGAGAAGATGGCAGCCGATGCAAAGAAAAACGAACAACTAAATAAAGATTTAACAAAGAGACTACAGCAGTCTCAAGAGCACCTTGATAAACTTAGAGGCGTGTTCGCTAAAATTGATTTGACTATGGAGGCATTAACAAATGCACAAGGACTTGAAGACAGAGTTAACAATGCCGTTAACAAACTCATTGGACGTATCAAAGATGAAACTACCCCTCCTTCTGATGAGCCCACTCCTACTGATGGGGTGTCTGGGCAGGACACCGGAGCCGGAAGTAGTAGTAACAACTGAATACCAAGAACAAAATATTCCAATTCAAGAAAGACCTAAGGCTGTAGATTTTCCTCCGGTTGATTGGTTTGTTATTACAGAACAGAATATGGAAGAAAAGATTGCCGAGATTAATTCTAAGACCGGCAATGTTGTTTTGTTTACTATTACACCAAAAGGTTATGAGAACCTAGCTATTGGGATCGCAGATCTTAGAAGGTATGTTAAGGATCAACAGGCGATTATTGCTTACTATGAAGAGGCATTAACACCTGATAAACCTAAGGAAGAAGTGACCTCAACCGAAGAAAAATAAAAAAAATATTTTTATTTAAATCGCATATATGGCCCGTTCCGAGGTCATAGAAATAATATATACTACTATCAATTCAATAATCAACTATTAACGTCTATTGTACGGATAGGCGCTGTCATTTTTTGTCCAAGAGGTATAATATGCTTAAAGCAGTTCCAAACTATAAAGATACCGACCTAAGAGGTCTAATGTCACAAACAAAATTTTATGAGGGGTATAGTAGATGGGACGAAGACAACGAGCGATATGAATCTTGGGAAGAATCTGTATCACGTGTAATGGATATGCATCGTGATTATTATAAAGATAAAATGACACCCGAACTAAGTCTTCTTATTGATGAAGCAGAAGCATCCTATAAATTAAAATATGCTTTGGGTGCACAACG